TTCCCAAGACTACGATGGCCTTAACGACTACGGCCTTGAGCTCAAGTACAAACCGGAAGAAGAAGAATTTCATTGGATGCTTTCGTGGGGTGGCCCACAAGAAACAATCATAATGCGAGGGCTTGGTAAGAACGCTCGTTTCTTTTTTGAGTACAAGCATTGGAATGAGTACGATGAGTTTGAGGTTACCTCTCCGCTTGAGTGTGTTGCATTGCAAACGCTTTTTATGGATTGGTTTAACGTAGCGGAGATGTACGATGTTTTACAGTAACAAGGAAATTCTAATGCTTGATGGCATCTACCACGAGGTAGGCCATCTTGAGCAGTTAGCCAAAGAAGATGAGCATTACTACGGATACTTGGGACAAGCAGCCTTGTCCTCAAGTTCTATCAAGATGCTACTACAATCTCCCAAGACCTACCACTACGTTACCAAGTACGGAGGCAACAACAATTCAAAAGCCTTGTTGATTGGAAAGCTATTTCACTTGTCGGTTCTTGAACCGCACAAGATGGATGACGTTGTTGTTGTAGATGTTCAATCACGAGCAACAAAGAAATTCAAAGAAGCAGTTGAGGCCAACGAAGGCTTTGACGTTATAACCTCAAAAGAAGAAGGTGAGGTTCGCAGGTTGCAAGACCATATGCTCCGCAATGAAAAGGTACTTGGTTATTTAAAAGATGCGCAGTTTGAGATACCAAGAGTAGATATGCTTGATGGTATGCCTTTCCGAGCCAAGGCAGATATATTGCAAGGAGACCATATCATTGACCTGAAAACAACAAGCGACTTACACGCTTTCAAGTATTCAGCTTACAAGTATGGTTACGATATTCAAGTGTATATTTACTGCAACCTTTTCGGAATACCTCCGGAGAACTTCCACTTTGTTGCTATTGACAAAGGAAGTCTTGACATTGGCGTGTACCACGTTAGCGAGGATTTCTACAACAGTGGTAAGGAGCGCACGAGAAAAGGTATAGAACTTTACAAGAAGTTCTTCCAAGAAGGAATTGATTTGGATGGATATTATATTGAAGAAACATTATGAAAACTGAAAAGGTAGCAATAGGCAAGGTGCATCTCGCGCCACACAACCCAAGGGTAATTAAGAACGACAAGTTCCGAAAACTTGTAAGCAGCATCAAGGAGTTCCCTGAAATGCTAAAGGTTCGTCCTATTGTAGTTGATGAGGAGAATATGGTGCTTGGTGGAAATATGCGCTTACGTGCTTGTTTGGAAGCAGGTCTCAAAGAAGTATATATCATAAAGGCTTCGGAGTTTACCGAAGAACAAAAGCAAGAGTTCATCATCAAAGACAACAGTAGCTTTGGTGAGTGGGATTGGGACTTACTTGCAAACCAATGGGACATCAACGACTTGAGTGATTGGGGTATAAACATACCGGCCTCGTATTTTGACGAGGACGTTGAACCGGAGTTTGATATGGACGAGCTTGACAAAGACCTTGATACTTATATCAATTCAAAGGTCAAGCAGATAACAATGTACTTTGACAATCAGCAATACGAATATGCTCTTGCAAAGCTGCAAGAGATTATGGAGGAGCGTGAGCTTGAAAGCAATACGGATGTAATCATTGCACTACTTGATGAGTATGAACCTAAAGCATAATTGGTTGGTTTTAGTTCCAAGTAAAGGAAGGCCTGCAGAGTTTGAGAAAACCTGCAAGCCCCTCCTTGAAACTCTTCCTATTGATTCCGCAGTTATTCTTGAGGAAGATGACTACGACAACTACGACCACCCCAACAAGATTCTATTAGATAAAACCAATCAAGGAGTAGGCTACGCCATACACTTTGGTAGACAATGGGCAGAGGCCAATGGGTACGAGGTAATTTTTAAGATTGACGATGACGTTAAGAAGATAGGGAAGATACACGAGGACTTGGAAGCAATAGACCGTTACCTTGCAAAGTATGATGACCTTGCGGGTGTTAGCTTTCCGTATTCTTTTGAATTTTATGACATTACCAAGAAAAAACTGTTCAGCCACATAAATAAAAGGTTCCAAACTTGTTATATAATAAAGACAAAGTACTTCAAGACCACGGAACGCATTAGACAAATTGAGGACTTCTTTTATTATATGATGGCCATAAGGCAGAACGGTTGGGTGTTGCGTTGTTCCAAACACGCAATAGAAACTAAAGCGGTTGGAAGCAATGATGGAGGGTGTCAAAGTTTTGACCGTGCGAAAATGTACCTTGATGATATTAAGGTTTTCCTTGAGATTGACCCAAGCATCAAAGTAATAGAGAAGCCGGACAAGAGTTGGCGGTACGAACCAAAGCTAACTGACCCAATGTACAAAGCAAGAAAGATATGAAAAGGCTTGACCTAACCCGAAAAGAAATAGATATAGCAAAGTATAAGAAACGTACTGCCTTACGGTCGGACGTTTCTACTGTTATTAAGGAGGACGTAATAATTTATTGCGATGGTCAACCAATCATTCTATACAAGAAACTACAAACCGATACATCTGCTTTACGTTGGTCGGTAAAGAATGTTGACTATGCCACCGGCAAAAGAAGCAGAGGGCTTGTAAGCACGAGTACCATATTTGGGTACTCACCACGGGTAGCAATGCGCCACGACTACTGCACGGTTACGGCAATGGCATTGAACCACAAGAAGCAGCACTATGTTATTACGAACTTTGCTAAAGAGCTCGTAGGATATTATAAAGAATACTTTCCGGAACGCTACGAGTTTCACAACGGATTGGTAGAGGAGAAAGTAATGCAGGATTGGACAATAGGAGGCAGCCCGTTTACATCGGGCATTGTCAACAAGAACAATCAACTGAACTACCACTTTGATGCAGGAAACTTCAAAGGTGTACTTTCCAATATGGTTGTATTCAAGAAAGATGTAGCAGGAGGGTATCTCGTAATACCCGAATTTGATATAGCATTGGAAGTAGCAGACAACACATTGTCTATATTCAACGGGCAGGAAATAATGCACGGTGTAAGCACCATAGAATACGAGAACGAACACGCTTATCGCTATTCAATAGTCTACTACTCATTGGAACAAATGTGGAAGTGTGAACCGTTGGATGATGAGATAGCAAGAATCAGGAAACTAAAAACGGAAAGAGAACGCAAACGCCTTGACCCTGAACACTTGGATACATTACGAAAACGCAAGGATGAACTGCAGGAAGGAAGCGTAAAGGAACTATTGAAAAGCAAAAAGAAAAATGGCAAAATCTGACATAACTAAAAAGGCAATGCTCCAAGCACTTGAAAAGTCGCTTGGTGTTGTTACCTCTGCTTGTAAGAGTGTAGGTATATCACGGGAGACACACTACCGGTATATGAAGGAAGATGCGGAGTACAACGCATCGGTACGGGAGCTTGAGAACGTAGCCATAGACTTTGCAGAAAGCCAACTACACAAGCAAATCAGCAAGGGAAACCCTACCTCAACTATATTCTATTTAAAGACCAAAGGCAAGAGCCGTGGTTATGTTGAACGTCAGGAGATACAACACGAAGGTGGTGATGCCCTACGCATAGAGATTGTGGATGGCAACACTTCGGACTAACATAGTATTCCGACACCTTCAAGAAAGCTCAAGCAGGATTGTTGTAGAGCAGGGCGGTACACGTTCAGGAAAGACCTACAACATTTTAATATGGATTATCACTTATTGCCTTTCTCCGGAGAACACCGGAGAGACTATAACGATATGTCGTAAGACTTTTCCTTCGGTTCGTGCATCGGTGATGCGTGATTTCTTTGAGATACTTGAGAATGCCGGTCAGTACAATCCTGACCAACACAACAAGAGTAGCAACGAGTACCACTTGGGAGGCAATATGGTTGAGTTCATATCGCTTGACCAACCGCAAAAGGTACGTGGTAGAAAGCGTGATATGCTTTATATCAACGAGGCTAACGAACTTCACTTTGAGGACTGGCAGCAGCTTGTGATGCGTACAACAGGCCGAATCATATTAGACTACAACCCATCGGACGAGTACCATTGGATATACGACAGGGTTATCACAAGGGACGATGCAGAGTTCTACAAGACAACATACCTTGACAATCCTTTTCTTTCGGATGCTATCGTATCCGAGATTGAAAGGCTGAAGGAAACGGATGAACATTATTGGCAGGTGTACGGCCTTGGTGAGCGAGGACAAAGCAAGTCAGTAATCTTTACACACCAAACCGTTGAGAGCATTCCGGAAGGTGCATCGTTGATTGCAGCAGGTATGGACTTTGGTTTTACCAATGACCCGACCACCCTTGTTGTAGCATACCGCAAGGACATAGACCTGTACTTTGAAGAGCTTGTATATGAAACGGGGTTGACCAACAGGGACATACACAAGAAACTTCAGTCGCTTGGTTTTGACAAGCGCACGGAGATATTCGGAGATAGTGCCGAGCCAAAGAGCATCAAAGAGCTTCAGTTGTTTGGTTG